CAGTGAACTATACCAGACTGGAGCTGATCTGATGAAGATCGAAATAAAGCTGGACTATAACGCTATCCGTAGGATTGAACAGGCTGCTCTTGCGTCGGCTTCCGAGACGCTTGAAGTGCTGTACACCGATCTGGTATCATCGCAGACAATGCCGTTTGATACAGGAGATATGCAGAATAATCAGACGTTCGTTGAAAGCACCGAGACAGGAGCTGTTCTCATTACAGGGTCGCCACAGGCTCGGCGTTTGTACTATCACCCGGAGTACAACTTTCAGCAGGGGAAGAACTCAAACGCCGGAGCATACTGGCTTGAACTTTATATCAGCGGCATTAAAAAAGATTTCGTGCGAACTGAGTTCACAGAAATTTTTATACGGAGGGCAGGCTTATGAATTATCTCACACTGCTTGAAATAGCCGATTTGCTTGCGGATATTCTTGTTTTCGAGGACATAACCGCCGGGGGTATCGACTGTGCGCATGAACAGACGATAGGCGTTTATCAGCGCGAAGAATTCGTGCCGCGCGAGTGCATCGGTACTGACAGCAGCTTCGAGAGCACTAAGGTTAGGCTTCTGATCCGATGGGGGAATAATCCCTCAGAGGCAGAGACTAAGGCTGCCGAGGTAAGCGGTATTGTTCGTGCGTTCCGCGATATACCTACCACAGCACACATAATTAGATTTGCGGATGTCAAAGCAGTCCGCTTCATAGGAAAAGATGAAAAAGGAATCTGCGAGTATGTCGTGGATGCCGATATGTTTTATTCAGAAAGGAATGATAAATAATGCCAGATAATACAGTAAACGGAGTTTATCCTTGCTACGAAAATCAGTTCAGTATTGACGTGACAGGCGGTGACGGTTCAACTCCTGCAAACCTTAAAACTATTGCTGATATGGAGAGTTTCTCAGTTTCTATCGACGGCAATGTCGAGGAATGGAACCCATACGACACAGAAGGCTGGACACGACGCCTTGTTACCGGCAAGGCTATCACTATCTCAGTAAGCGGCAAGCGCAATGTCGGAGACGCCGGAAGTGATTACATTGAGAGTATCGCAACCAAGACAGGCAAGGATTGTTCAACCACCTTCAACTGGAATTTCCCCAGCGGCGCTGTGCTCACTATGCCATGTGTTGTCAATGTTACAGAATGGGGCGCAGGCGATTCAAGATCAGTCGCTCCGCTTGCATTTGATGTAATGAGCAACGGCATACCTACATTCTTAGCGGCGCTTTCATCGCTTACAGTTACAGCCGCAGTTGGAACTTCTGCATCAGGCGATTCCAAGGTGACAGCGACCGTTATCAATCAGGGTGATACCCTTGCATACAAGAAGAATCCTTCATCGTATGTCAATGCTGGAACAACTTCAACAGCATACGCAGGAACTTCAATGACGAGCGGAACAGCTTCCACGGTTTCAAGCTGTACAGCAGGTGATGTTATCGAGGTCGTTGAGTTTAATTCAAGTGGCAAGGCAGTTGCAGTTGGAAGGATTACTCTTACAGCTGCACAGATCAAGTCATAAGGAGATAAAGCAATGGGAAAAATGTACACACTCGACAAGAAGCTCCTTATCGGCAGTCCGGAGATACAGATTGGAGATAAGGTCTATCCCGTTGATGATCGCAATAAAACGGTCAGAAAGGTCATGAAGCTCTCTGAGGACTTCAAGGGCAAGGACGATGACGAGCTCAAAGGTACACCTGATCAGTTTGAGACGATAGATCAGATACTCAAGCTTGCATTCGGCGATAAATACAAGGATATCGAGGCACTTGAGCTTTCTTTCCGTGCATATCTCGACCTCATGGATATAGTTCTTGATGCTATGACAAATGGTGATCCAGAGAAATATGAGGAAAAGAAAGAGGAAAAGGAGGGCTCCTTTCCAGAAATCCAAGCCTGAAAGCTGGTATGATCTTGAATACGACAGCGAGATTATAAAGCAATCGGTCGCTAAGCAGTATGGCATACTTCCTTCAGATCAGGAAGAGCTGCACTATAACGACTGGCTGCTGCTTGTTGGCGGACTAATGGAAGATACACCTCTCGGGCGTATCGTTCTCATTCGTAAAGAAGATGACAGAGAGCGTCTGAAAAGCTTTACACAGCACGAACATCATATCCGTAATGAGTGGCGGAACTTTCGGGCACAGCATAAGATGAAGTCTGAGCAGAAAAAGCCTGAGGACTTCGCCGGAATGTTCGAGAAGATGTTTTCGAAAATGTTAGGAAATTGAAAAAAATCTCTATGCAATAATTAGCACGGAGAGCACTGCACAGTGCTTGCATAAATGGCAAGGCGGTTCTATTCTTTCCCTCGGAAACAGGGGCGAGCTGAAACGACTGCTATGGAATTACTAACTTTGATTTTAGTTGTAATAAATATCATCAGTCTCAGCAATAACAAAAAAATAACCGCCCCTGCTTCCAAAAGTGACGGTTATTTCTTAATAGCAATAAACTAAGGAAAAACCGCTTAGCTTTTAAGCCTGTGCGATGTTCCTTTTTTTATAATAGCACTTAATCTAATATTTGTCAAGCAACTGTGAATTTTAATTGTAGGAGGTGAGAGGATGGCTCAAAACGGTTCTGTAGGCGTTATATCACTCGATCTCGTTATAAAGGAGAAGCTGACAGAGCAGTTAGACAAGATAAAGGCGAAGGTCGGCATACCGGCTTCAAAGGTAGGTGAAGCTGTACAGGATGCAGTTGAGAAGCCTATGGCGAAGGTTGGCGAAAGTGTTGGCAAGGCCGTGAGCAAAGCAATGAAAGAGGCTGAGAACGCGGCTGATGACGGTATCGAGGCAGCCGTGCAGGCTGCTGTTGCGCGTATGGAGGAGCAGCGCAGACAGCTTGAAGAGGCGGTCAGCGAGCCGCCCCGTGTTGTTGAAATGGGCGGCTGGGAGAAGTTCGATATGACTGATATCGAGGCACAGGTCAGTGCTGTAGCTGATAAGATCGGTCAGAAGGTGCAAGAGACAGCCGATAAGGCGAAAGCTGCGCTTGAAGGAGTGAAAGAAGATGCAAAGGACGTACCGGAGATATCGGTCGATACTGAAAAGAGCGTCTCAAAGCTCAGCATTGTACAGAAGAAATGGCAGGAACTTTCGCACTCAGCCTCTGCTGTAAGTGATAGTCTTCGCAGTTCCCTCGGAACGGCGTTCTCTGCTGTTAGGTACGCTGCTGAAAAAGCATTCTCGGCAATAAAAAAAGGCGGCAGCAAGGCTTTCGGCTTTCTGAAAAGTGCCGGAGGAAAGGCGCTCAACTCGCTGAAAAGCCGCTTTACAGGTCTCGGAAAGTCTGTATCGTCAGTTACGGGCCCCGCTCAGAAGCTCGGAAGAACTCTCAAAAACACATTCCGTAGAGTGTTCATCGCAGCAGCTATATACGGAGCGTTCCGTGCCCTGAAGGATGGTATCATCGAGACCGCAAAGGCTGATGAGCAGTTCAGCAAATCCCTCAGCGAGGTGAAGCAGAACCTTGCGGTTGCATTTGCTCCTATAATGCAGGCGATAATGCCCGCACTGAATACGATGATGTCCGGCCTTGCTTCTGCAACCAGGCAAATAGCAGCGTTCATAGCAGGACTATTCGGGCAGACCTACAAACAGGCTGCCGAGACCTCCAAAAAGCTGAAAGGCGTCACCGATACGGCGAAGAAGGCTAAGCTCTCACTTGCTGGTATAGATGAGATGAACATTCTCAGTTCCGGCGATGATGAAAGCGGAAGTTCTGCTGCTGATGCGGCTGATGTTCCCGAGCCTGAGCTCCCTGACTGGGCAGAGAAACTGAAAAATTCCGTCCGCAGTGGTGACTGGGAGAGCGTAGGAGCTGCGTTCGCAAAGGGCATCAACAAGGCTCTTGGCTCTATAAACTGGGACAAGGTGAGCTCCACTGTCAACAGCGGTGTATCGAAGCTCACAGATGGCATCAACGGCTTCCTCGACAACATAGACTGGAATACTCTCGGTGATACGCTCGCCGGAGGTCTGAACACGATAACCGGTGCGATAAACACATTTTACAAGCGTGTGCGCTGGGACAAGCTCGGAAGCGGCATTGCTCAGGGATTGAACCGTGCAATAAAGAAGACCAACTGGAGACAGCTTGGAAATGCCCTCGGAGGACGTCTTCAGAGTATTTTCACAACGGCATATAATTTTGCTGTGAATTTCGACTGGTCGGGTTTCGGTGAAGCGATAGGCACGACTGTTAACGGTTGGTTCGAGGCTATAGACTTTGGGCAGGCTGCAAAGGCGATATCACTCGGTATTGCAGGTGTTTTCAAGGCGGCGGCTTCTGCTGTTGAAAGCGTTGACTGGGGAATGGTCGGTGATAAGCTCATGGAGTTTATCAGGAATATCAACTTCGGAGCTATCGCAAACGGTTTCTTCCGGCTATTCGGTGCAGCTCTCGGAGCAGGTGTAAAGCTTCTCTGGACTGTAATTACCAATGTTGTCAAGTCTATAGGAAAGTATTTTTCCGGCAAGATCGAAGAGTGCGGCGGAAATGTTGCAGCCGGTCTCCTCAGCGGCATCGGTGACGGTCTTAAAAACATAGGAACATGGATATATAACAATATTTTCAAGCCGTTCATCGAAGGCTTTAAGAAGGCCTTCGGCATAGCCTCGCCCTCCAAGGTCATGGCAGAAATGGGCGGTTATATCATTGACGGTCTGTTCAACGCCATATCATCAGGAATAAAGCGCGTTGCCAAGATATGCACCGACCTTCTGAATGCTGTCAAGGGTGTTTTCACCGGCATTGGAAGCTGGTTTGGTAGCATATTCGGCGAGGCGTGGGACTGCGTGAAAAATGCTTTCGACCTCAGCAACGCTCTCGCCTTTTTCACTCTTGTATGGAGTGAGATCAAGAAGCCTTTTAAGAAAGTAGCATCGTTCTTCGAGGAGACATTTAGCAAGGCTTGGGAAAACGTTAAGAAGGTATTCTCAAAAGGCGGTGAGGTCTTCAAGGGTATAACCGAGGGCATCTATAATACTTTCAAGACGATAGTTGATTTCCTTATCGACGGTATCAACGAAGTTGTTTCTGTACCGTTTAACGCAATAAACAAGGTGCTTGGTAAGATCAAGGACATCAAGATTGTTGGTGCAAGACCCTTTAAATGGATGCCAACTATCGATGTGCCTGAGATACCTCATCTTCCGGCTCTCGCACAGGGTGGTCTCGCGGAAGCTCCGACGCTTGCTATGGTCGGCGACAACAGGAATGCAAAGGTAGATCCCGAGGTCATTGCGCCCCTCTCAAAGCTGAAGGGTATGGTAGGTGCTGATCCAGAGATCATTGAGCTGCTTCGTCTCATTGTAGAGCTGCTCAGAAGCGGAATGAATATCGAAATAATCAACTATATGTTCAAAAATTCAAGAGAATTCAGCCGCGAAGTTGTAAAGGCTGTGGCGGAGGACAACGCAAGAAAGGGCGGATAATATGCTTGCTATCAGAAAGATCGGAGGGGTTCAGCCAGCTGTACAGCCTCTCCGGGACGGCTACCAGATCACACGGTCTGATCTATTGTCTGACGGATCTGGTCGAAGTGCCGAAACAGGTAAAACACTGCGCTATCCGGTGCGACTTAATACCTATAAGCTCAGTCTTAAATTCAAGGGGGAAGAAGCTGATATTCGTCAGGTTGAAGAGCTTGTGAGCCAGTATTCGATTACGGTGGAGTTTTTTGACGGAGAGTACAGCGGCGGCAATCCAGTTTATGTAACTGGTCACAGTTTCTATCCCTCTGACCGCAATGTGAACTATACGGGCGGTATGGGAGAGTTGTCCGTCAACCTCATCGAGGAATAGGAGGTCTCCCATGTACACGGTATCACAAGCATATATCACAGCGATAGACACAGGGGCACAGCAGTATATCCGGGGCACGCTCACGCTTGCCTCGGGAACTGTTATCCCTCTGAGCGACGACAACATTTTCGGTACTCCCCGGACAGATCAGCGCTGTACATCCTCTGATGATACATTCATGTTCGGGGAGATGTATGTCGGAACCCTTGATATCACGCTGTACAATATCACTATTCTCGGTGACAGCTATTTCCACGGCGCTCAGATAGCGCTTGAAGTCGGCATTGATGTCGGCGAGACGGATCCGGAATGGGTACCGCTCGGACTGTGGGACATTACTTCCTCGGAAAAGCTCAACGCTCAGGGGCAGGTACGTCTCAAAGGTGCCGACCGTCTGAACCGTCTGAAAGCAGCTATCAACGATGATACTGTCGGAGTGCTGCGGCTTGCAGCGATCATGGAGAAGGTTGAAAAGACGGCGTTTGTCACTTTCGAGCAGACTCCTGCTGAGGTTGCAGCTCTCATCGGACGTCCGGCTCAGAGCATCAGATGTGTGGAGTTCTCGGCAAATTGCTGGGAAGAAGTCCGGCAGATAGCGCAGCTCATGGGAGGCTTTGCGTTTGCAAACCGCAGCGGAAAGATAGAGTTCCGGAAGTTCGGGATGTCCCCGGTGCGGACTATCGAAGCAGACCGCCGGGTCAGCCTCAAGCCTTCGTCTGGCCTTTACGGTGTTGCACAGGTCCGATACACTGACAGCAAGGGAAGATTTGCGAGCGCTGACACTGACGTTTCCGGAAATGCCATTCTCGGCTTCTCTTGTAACAAGTACATCTATACCGGCTCTGAGAACTATATCGAACAGTATACCGAGTGGATCGAGCCTATCGCTGAGAGCTTCACGGCTTGCTGGCACTCCGGTACCTGTGACTACTACGGCGACCCGGCACTCGATCTCGGCGATATGATAACGGTAGAAGACGGCATCGCCGGTCAGAGCGGTATGCAGATGCTTGTTACCGGGCTTTCGTGGGGCTTCAGGGCTCCGCAGACTATCACTTCCGCCGGGCTTTCCGACACCGGAGACAGTACGTCCTCGGGCAGCTCAGGCAGCTCGTCAGGCAGCGGAGGCTCGTCGTCGCAGACATCAACAACAGCGGTCCTGCGGACAGTTCCCCTCGAAACATATCCGGACAGCTTCACAGGACGATACACGGCTGCTCAGGGCGGCTTCGGCTGCCGCACCGACACGGACTGCTTCGCGAACGTCGGCATAACAATACTTGCTGACAGCTTCGGAACGGCAGGCTTTACCGTGCTGCTCGATGAGATAGCACAGGTATTTTCTCCAACCGTCACAGCAACAAAAAACGGCTATGCTGCGCTGTTTGCAAGTGTTCCGATAAGCCCCGGCGAGGGCAGTCACACGGTTCGTGTCGTATGCTCAGGCAGCGGCACGATAACCGATATTACTGCTGCCGTAGTCGGTCAGGACATTTCTCCGGAGTCGCCTGACATCGTCCCCGACAGTGTATGGACGTACACGATCACGGACGGCGCTGCGACTGTT